AGATATATTGTAACCGTATTTAGGATTATTAGAGTTGTAGTAAGCAATTAAAGATATTTCTTCAAAATCTGCTTCTTCTTTACTTAAATGCTCCTTTAACACTTTATGTTCAAAATTATCCCAACCATATTTCTGAATCGCTTTATAAAAATATGTACAACTGACATAGCCGTTCCCATTATCCCATCTATGTTCTAGACGCTGCTTTGTTTGCCCTATATAAACTTTTCCGTTTATTTTGTTTTTGTGCATATAAATTTTATAGTTATTTTTCATATTTCCTCCAATCTTTTGTATTGAAGGCAGAGATAGGAGAGTATGAACCGTCCCACTTTAACTCTTTACCAGATTCTCCATCCGGCCTATATATTTTTTTTGCATATAAAAAGAGCCGGTAATTAACCGACTCTTAATTCAATTCTACATTATAAATTGCGTCTATTCCATTTTCAGAACATACCAACACGGTTTGATTTGCTTTTCCACTAAGTCTCTGAGACAATGTATAATCATCGCCCCCTCCTGCGAGACTACCGCTTTGAATATATTTAACACCATTGAATTCTTGATATGCAGGAGTATGCCTATGACCACCAATAATTGCATAAGGAAAGAATCCCAACATCATGCAAAGTTTTCCTACGGCATTAGAATTCATAGCATCGTTATCACCGTGAACACCAATATAGGTTTTACCTCTTACAGATAAATCAGATATTCCTGAATCCAAATTCCTATGTAAAACAACAATATTTTCAATGTGTTTAGTAGTTTGTTCTACAATCCAAGTAATCAAACTGTCAAGACGCTCATCTTTAATATCTTTTTCTTTATTAGATATAAGCCTGCTATGATTACCTGCAACTCCAATAATAAATATACGTTTAAAATATTTATTTAATTCAACTGCAAAATTAGTAATTAATTCTGCGGTTAATTTAACTTGTTCTATCACATTTTCTCTATTAGAAACCTGAATACTTAAATGAATATTTCCGGAAATTTGATCTCCTAATAAATTTAAATAAACGTTTTCAGAATTATGTCTTCTTCCGATTTTAACAATTTCTAATAAATAATCATCTAATCTGTTTCTAGCAATAGAAGTATTGTATTCTCCAAAACAAGAACTAAATGTCTGACCTATATGTAAATCACTAAGGCAGCAAATTAAATCATTGTCACTATTAATTTCTACATTAGCACAATCAGTAAACTCAACCTTGCCGATTTCACAAAGTTTTTCTTCTAATAATTCTAATGTTTCCTCAATTCTTGAATCAGCATAATTCTGTCTATTCCAAGCATTACGTTGATCTCTAAATTTAATTGTATTTCTAGCAAGTTCCCTATTTAAAGCATCAAGTTTTTCTTGGTATTCACTAGATTCCATTTTAGAAAAACATCCGTCATAAAACTTCTTTGCCGCCTGATAGCGTTTCCTAAACGAACTTTCATCTCTCCATTTGTCTTCGTCAATACCAAGTTCTTTATTTATAATATCATTAATAGATGACCAACTTTCTATTTGACCAGAATCAATCATCTGGCCTATTTTCCACAAGAACTGTTCTTCAGTTTCTTCTGGTAATTTCTTAATATCTATCAAATCCTATTCCTCCAATAAAATAGGAGAGCAGTAGTTGCTCTCCATCAATATATTATTCTTCGTCTGTTTCCTTAACTTCTGGTTCAATAATTTCATCAGACTTGGCAGTAGTAGACAAATCAAACGACATATCTCCATAAACACTAGCAAGTAAAACTGCCAAATCAAGTATTTCTCCATCCACATCAACAAACTTACCATTTACAATTTGCAAACCTTTTATTTTACCTGTATAATTAATCTGCTTTTTAAATTCCATAATAATTCTCCTTATTTTCCTATTTTTATATTGACACTATATAAATAATGTGATAGTATGATATATGTGAAAAAATACACATTTGCTTTTTAAAAAATATCTTCAAAACTTTCAACTAATTTATTTACAACACTGTATTTAATAAGCTCTTCACTAGTTAAATACCAATCCTTAGATTTATTTTTATTGAATGTCTTCTCATCAATAGTAGTTCTTTCAAGAATATAAGACTTCATTTCTTCAATTTGTCTCTTATAATTCTTTTGGGCCATTTCAATTTGTTCGGCAGTTCCAGAGAATGCAGCAGAACCTTCGTGAACCATTAAGTTTGAATGTCTGAAAGTATATCTCTTATGACCAGATAAGAAAATCATAAATCCGGCACTCATTGCCACACCCATAGCAATAGTAATAATAGGGATTCTACTTGCAGACACAATATCAATCAGACTGTTTGCCTGCTCTAAATCACCGCCATATGAATGTATCCAAAGATAAATAGGTTTTAATTCTTCCTTTGGAATATCCTTTTCTTCTATATTCATCTGAATGATAACCTTACCTAGTTCAACCAAGTTATACATTTCGTCTATTTCATAATCAATATAGAATGTTCTATTTTCTCTTGCCTTCCAATATGTATATTGTTCTGGAGATAAATATTTTTCATTTTCTGCTCCAGATAAAATTTCAGGTATTAATATATCCATATTCTTTTTCTCCTTATTTTCCTTATTTGTCTCACGACATAAAAACACCCGCACAAATCTAATTAGAAATGCACGGATGTTATAAAATTTTAATCTAATAATTCTGCCATTTCAGCAGTTTCACTACGTTCTGTTTTGTCTAATTTAACAAAACCAAATTTAGGATGTCCCTTTAAACAATTAATTGCAGACATAAGACCATTGTTCATTCTAAACACAGGGCTATCTGTTTGTTTAAAATCGCCATTCATCCATAATACAGAACCTTCTCCAATTCTTGAAATAAGTAATTGGACTTGATTCTTAGTTAAATTTTCTGCTTCAGATACATATACAATCGAATTTAAATAAGTTCTACCACGAATAAATCCAAGATGTTCTACTACAATATTGCCTTGCATCATTTGGAACTCCAATCCCTGTTGTCCACCTAGGTGATCTGCGAGAGCAGCGGTGAACGGTGCAAGTTTTTCTTCCATAGTACCTGGGAGAAAACCAATATCATGAGAATCTGAAATTCCTATTGGATTTCTAATATAAATTAATCTATCATATTTCCCTTGTTTAATCATATCCAAAGCATTAGAAATCATTAAGAAGTCTTTGCCACTTCCCCATTTGCCCGACAAGATTTTGATAGTTGTATCTTTATTTTGAAGCATATCAAATGATAAAACTTGTGCGTTATTTCTAGGTTTTATCTTTCCTAAAAAATCATTATTAAGTTGTTTATAAGACATTGCTTTGTGTGTGCTTCCATCCCAACGTCTATTATCTTTAATATTACCATCGGCATCTTTAATAACTAAATATTGATTGGGTATTAAATCATATATATTCTCATCAATATGTGAATAAAAATAACCCATTTCATTGTCGTTCATATTTACTTCTTTATAACCAATATATTCTTCCCCCTCTACAAGGTTGAGTTCATCTATGCCTTTGGTTGGTAATTTAAATATATTCTTTGAAATAAATTTTACATTAATATCATCAGAAACAACGATAATAGGATTTTCTTTGTTATAGTAATAAGCCGAAGCTAATATTAAATTGTCCGGGGTCTCATCTAAATCAAACCCATATAAATAATTTTTAATCTCACTATTTATAATAACTACATCATATTTGTCATCTTGTTCATCAAGCAGTCTAGCAATTTTTCTTGCTTTATATTTAATTTCGTTATCTTTTGTAGAAGAAGATTTAATCTTTTCTAATTCTTCAAGTGTTTTTTGAGAGATTACAAATTGTTCATTAAAAGCCTTATCTTGTAAATTGAGTAAGGCGTTAGTATCTAGAAATAATTGATACTTCATATCTCACCAACTTTCTATTAATATTTAACTATTTAATTGTTAGCGAGTTACGCTTTTTCTGTACTTTGAAAGAAGATTCAATACTTTGTCGCACTCGGTAGCATAATAGGTACCTTTGTTGCTATACGTCTTGTGGAGTTCTTGTTTCCACTTACAACCTTTACTTTCTAAATATTGTCCTTCTTGTTTTGTAATTTTAATCAATTTTCATTCCTCTTTTTTCTTAATATTTCCCTAATGGGATAGTAACGACTCTAGAGGTAGTCGAAACCTCATCTCCTGATAGACAGTCAGGTATCATAACCGTTAGACCATAGAGCCAAATAACAAGGCGCAAATATAAATTGTAGTACTTGTTATATAATTTAAAAAGTAGTTTTATATAGCTGTTTACGCCTTTAATACAAGATACATAATTTGTTCTTCCACCTAGAAATAAGAATATCATTAATTGCTGATTGTATCTTAAGAGCACTTGATGGGCTTCGAACCCACATAACTCGCTTGGAAGGCGAGAATGTTAACCAATTACATCACAAATGCATATATAAAGACAGAGACGCATCCCTGTCTCTAAAAGCAGCGCCCCGTAGGAACCTCCTGTGCACCGGATAGGTTTCTCACTAAATATCCAGAATGGTAATTACTCCACCCAAATAAACGTAAGCTTAACCAACTGCCAAACCATAGAAGGTAGGGGAATTGAACCCCTCTTACGAGAATGAAAATCTCGTGTACTAACCACTATACGAACCTCCCAAAAATCAAGAGTGGACAAATAAGACCACTCCTTACAAAGCAAAAGCTTTCAATTAAAGATTCAGAACACCGTGCGCAACGCTGTCCCTATAGAACTAAAAGTTCTCAATGAATACGGGTGACGATAAGCTAATCCTGTCCGTGTTTTACCCCGTATTAATGTGTAGTCTCTGCAAAGAAAACACAAATCTAGGACTAAGGTTTTTTCAATAGGGAATTGCAGTTACCTATTGAAGCTATGTAAGTTGCCCACTTAAGGGTTCTTTTTATACGGCTCGTAAAGAGCAATGTTACAAGGCTCAACCCTTGCTTGCAGTTCTTAACTGCATTTTTTTAACATTCTACTTAAACGTGCCTTTTCACACATCATTTGCATATGTTCTTTAGAATGTACAATATCAGTATTTTCGTTAAAAACCTGTTCTGATCTAGTAGCCCATCTCAGGTTAGAAATAGTATTATTATTTTTATTTCTGTCAATATGATCTACAGTAGGCTTGTTTTCTGGATTTTCTATGAAAGTTTCAGCAATAATCCTATGCAACAATAAAGTTTCCACACGATAACTGTCATTACTCAATTTTACTTGATAATAGCCATCTTTTCTTTTTCTTGGACTTAAAAATTTATTTGATATATAACTCCAAATTCGCCCATCCTCGGTTGCCGCATAACGACCTTCATATCCTTTAATATCCTTCATTTGTTCTCCTTTAAATACAATATCATTTATATAGGAGTGTTCCGTAAAACACCCCTATAATTAATTGTAGTCTCAATCCTACATGTAGAAAGTTCCTTTCTATGTTCCCCAGCTTCTCAGTACCAGGTGGTGGACGCATATGTACGCCACTGAAATTTATTCAGACCGCTATAGAGCAGTAGCGATAGAGTTTTTGATTGGCTTCTCACAAACCAGCTATTTTAACACTCAGTTTATTAATCGGATAGAGTTATTAACCGATGCTCTTTGTCTGACTTTAATTAAATTCGGTAGATATTATAAACGCCGAATTATATAAGAGCCGTCTTTAGCTATGCATAAGACAGATTCCTTTTCTACACATGGTAGATAGGTTATTTACTATTGAATGATATTATACATTTCAGTCCCGTCATTCTCGGAGACTATACATAACTAACTATCGAGTAATATTCTACATTTAAATCCCGTTACTCTCGGAGATTAAATAAACGAAAATGTCATAATGACAAAATCTCAGCTCAATCCACACAAGGACGGATGAGTATTGCGGAGAGGTGGATTTGAACCACCAACCTTTGCCTTATGAGGGCAACGAGCTAACCGAACTGCTCCATCCCGCTATAGTTGGGGCACAGGATGTACCCCTTTTATTCAAATATTTAGTTGTATTTAATCTTAATTAAGCGTTAACTGCATCCTTTAAAGCCTTACCTGCCTTAAACTTTGGTGCCTTAGAAGCTGCGATTACAAGAGTCTCACCTGTCTGTGGATTACGACCTTCTCTTTCGGCCCTTTCTGCTACTGAAAACTTACCAAAACCAGCAATGCTAACTTCGTCACCAGCAATTAAAGCTTCTGTGATTGTTTCAATAACTGTGTCTACAACTAATGTAGTATCCTTCTTTGTGTAACCTGTCTTTTCAGCTACTGCTGAAATTAATTCTGTCTTGTTCATAATTTCTTTTTCTCCTTTTATTCTTTAAATTTATTCTAAACCTCTTATGAGGAATAGTTGCTTATTTAATTTTGTTTAACTATGCAAAAATATTATTTGCAATTTCACTTCCGAGATCATCTAATAAATCATAAGAAGGTGTATAAGTAACTATTTCATTACCTTCTCTATCTGTTCTGACATTCTTTACACCTTTGCATTTTTCGTTCAAACACACCATTGTATTTGAATTACTTATAAATACCATAGACTTTCCGCAAGCTTTACATTTGTGCTTCGAACAAAAAACACTTTGTTGCTCTGTTAATTTCTTTTCGTCTGAAGTCTTTTTATTTACTGGTCTCAACCCCCATGCACTACGCATTTCCTCAAGAGAAGAGTAGTGTTCAGTGGTATTTCTACCTAATCTAAATTCGCTCATTCCGTTTTCTCCTAATCTATAGATTTTTATATATAGACCGTATACTAAGCCTACGGTCAAGGCATATGCATTCGAATTCCATACTTATACCCGCAATCGGTAATAGCGGTTGAAGTACTTTAGCAAAACGCCATTTCTCTTCATAAGTGGGAAATAACTCGAATATAATTTTGCTTAGTTTAAAAGGCTTTTTTTGAAATCTCATTTTGCTCGGTGTACATATTTTTCTTTGAAAAACACTTTAAAACAGCATCAGAATTAACATCATATAATACTTTCAACAAAAGAGATTTATTGGTATTAATAGTGCTTATAATATTCTTATTATTACTTTGAATATTTGGTGTAACTAAAAAAGCTCTATCAATTAACCAAGACATCATTCCAAGGTAATTTTTTGAAATGTAAATATTACTAATATCATGGATTAACTTATCATAATCTGATCTCAATAATAAATAAGATGCTTCATCATCTTCATCAATATTATAATTGTATAAATCTAAAGAATATTTTTGAATCAATTCTTCAACCTTTTTAGACTTTCTCCTGTCTTCGACAATAGGGAATTTAACAAAAAAATCGCTCATTGGAAGAGTCCCAACTCTCTGTCTAACATCATTAATTTTTATATCAAAAATATAATTCATAGGGCATTTAAGTTTTTTGTTAATACGACTCTTATTAAAACCTTTTCTTATAATACTCCAAAATGCAGGATAACCATTTTTCTTGATATTCATATCTTTCTTTATTCGAGAAATTTCTTCAGTTAAATCTATATCAAACCTACGCTTGGCATTATCTATAGCAACTTGTGCCAAAACACTTAAAATGCACACATAATCCTTATATTTCTGATCATCAAAGTTATAAGTATATGTTAAACATATTTGTGCTAAATTACTTGATTCTCCTATAGCTATTTGTGCTGCGGCTAGATTATTATCAATCTCTGCATAATTTTCCATTGATAATAAATAATTATTTTTTTCCTTTGGAATGTTATTAACTATAGTAGGATAGTGTAAATAACAATGTTTTGCATATTGTACAATATCCATCTGATTGGTTACATACAAACTGTCAGAATCTTGATCTGCATCTGTTATATCCTTGGCTCTTTATCCAAGGCTTCTCCGATTTTTACCGGAGTATCGGACTATCTCTTTACCCTCGTCTTTACGTTAGGGTATTCAGCACTCGTGGGTGGATTATTGTTTAACCTACTCACCACCTAGTCTCTAAACCTTACTATCTAATTTTATGGTTTTCAATAGTCTTGGTAATTGATTAACATGTGTGTGTTATTTTTTAATATAGCTAAAAATTAAATTTTTATATGGTTTGCCGGTTTCCACTGACTTAATAATATATGGACGCATAGAATCAATTTTACATTTTATTTTATATTCGTTCTGCATCCATTCGGCACAATCCTTTATACATCCAAAATCTTTTATATAATTTCCGTCTAAATCATACACATAAACTTCCTTAGCTCGTCCGTTTTGAGAACCAGGTCTAGAATAGTATTGAATTCTTAATTCCGGATTATCTTTTACTTTGTTATGTAAAGTTTTGTTACCATAATTAGGATTATTTTCTCCATATTGATTTGATAATCTGTTATGAGTTTTTTCTAACCAATTTTTATATGTTTCATTGGTCATTCTTTCTTTAGGACTTATTCCATACATAGGATTGTTTTTCCCAGAAGAAGATAGGCTTAATTTTTCTTTTATTTCTTTTGCTTTTTCATCAGAATACGAATCCCATACATTAATACCATACATCGGATTATTTTTACCTAACATATCTACTGAATGTTGTTTACACCATTCTTCAGAATGTACCATTCCAAATGAGCCATCTCCACCAAAGGTATGATTGGTTAAATGACCAAGTTCTACTTTTTTATTGTTATAACCTATAATATCAATACCATAACCCAATGTAAAAACGTAATATTGAATGAGTTCTCTTTCAAATTGATATGCTTCTTCTTCTGATAAATTATCTTTTATAATTTTAACTTTCATTCCACATTTTTCTACAATTCTATTGTGATGTTCATTACGTGAAATGAAATTGGCACGTTTACCCCTACCTTTACCAACATAAAAACAGGTATTATTATCAAGCCTTATATGTTCATATACATAATAATCATTTTTATTCATGTTTTCACCTCCTTTTTATTTTTATAAACACACATTTAGTCTTCCAATTTTCACTGAATAGTTTTTGAACTACATTTCTGTAGAACCGACCCATTTTGTTAAGCCATTATTACGATCCTGAAAATCCGTCCCAATCATATTTACAGCAATAATTTGTTTTCCAAAATTAAAATATTTATCAAAATATTCATGGTAAACATTGTGTAAATATCCCATATTATTTTTACTATTAAATGGGGAACGAAACTCCGCAAGATATTCTCCATCTTCAAATCTTTTTGTCCAGCATTGAATAGTATTTTCTTCTGTTGTAAATGTATTATCATTATTTACATCACAACCAACCGAATGAAGCAACATGGCATATGGAGAACCTATAATAACAAGATTATCTGCATTTTGAATTGTTTTTCCATTTTTAAAATTCAATACATAAGTTTCAATAATTTTTCGTTTTCTATCTCTAAAATATTCACTTCTTAAAAAATCTCGATTTTGGTCAACCAATGCAATCAATACTTCATAATCATTTGAAAAATTTTTATTATCTCTTAGATAATTTAAAAATACATCATCATTCATTTTAAGTTGTTCAATGTAATTCATACTACATTGGACTGTATTCGGCATAATATCCATATCCAAGGCATTAATCATTTGGTAGCTCATTCTTTGAACTTCTCCAAGTTTGCTCTGATGAGCAGTCTTAACTATGCCAAACATACAATTATTCGCCCTAACCCAATCACTCCAGTATTCATATGATACATCAAATTTTAACCATTTCATAGCATTGTCGGTAGTAATAAGTCTAATATCCTTTACACGAACATCTCTTCCAAACATATCTTTTACAGTGGCAGTTTCATATTCATTCCCAAAGTAATCTTGCATAAATAATTGGATATTTGAATGAAATGCGGCCATTTTACATAAATGGTGTCTAAGAAGAATATAACCTTCTCCCCATTCCGGAAAGATAGAAGTATCAATTAATGCTTGTCCGTCAAATAAAGTATTCTTTACCTGATAATCACCCATAGGAACCGCTTTACAATGTTTGTTCTCATCTGTTTCCACACTAATTACTTTTGTATTAAAGAAAGAATCTACATCTTTTAAAACTAAAATTTGTTCCGGTAATATTTGAACCTTTCCAACAATAGAAGAAGTAATAAGAGAAGAGTATGCCCCCATTTCTACAATAGGAGAGTTGTCTTCTGATAATTGAATTCCCATATATAAAAAATTACGAGCAATATCATATAGCTTCTCATTGATAAACATACAGGAACCTTTCTTTGCCTTTCCAGGCGTTCTATATAACATCTTATAGTGAATTTTCTCTTCTTTAATTACTTCGCCTTTTTTATTATAAGTTTGGTAATTTATATCAACTCCTTTAGTGTAAAAGATAGTGCGAATTTCTTGATGAGACATTTTTTGATACTTGTATTCATTATATATTGCACGTTCCTTTAAAAATTCAATCTTTTGAACACGGGCTTCTTTATCACTTTTAGACAATATTTCATTGTTTTGAATATCCTTTATAATTTTATCAAAGTTTTTAATTTCGTCTTCATAAGAACGTGTACCATAATTAAACTCTATACAAATAACATCTCTAGTAGATTCTCCTTTCCAAATGTTAAGTCCATTTTCTTTGAGAAAATCACTAAACAAACTATTTGTTAGCATAGCATCTGTACTATCAAGCCTGTCTCTAAGTCCCAAATTATATCCATATAAAGAACCTGCTTCGAAGTTTTTTATCTTAAGTCCATATTCTGACATTTTACCACCTCAATAACACCATATTAATTTTTTGCACTAATTTACCCCTCCTCAAAATAAGCTGCGCAATCTGTCTCCGTACAGTTGCAACTATTAACTACCAAATCATCGTCCCACTCAAATTTAACTTCTTCATAGTTTGCTGGGATAGGATAGTAACATCCGGTTCTGTCTATCATTACCTCTAATAAATCTTCTCCATCGTTAAAATCTTCATTTGCGTCTACTATGTAAGCTTCAATTTTATAAATCTTTGCCATTTTTAATTCTCCTTATTATTTATAATTTCTTCTAATGTTCTTGGGGTAAATCCAATAATATCTACGCCTACATTATAAGCATTCTTCATTTTAGAAGCATAGCGTGTCGTTTCATTATGAAATGTATTATGTACATGACCATAAAAGTGTAATACATTTCTATAATATCCATTCCATTCAATCATAGGATAGTGACAACAAACAATCTGAGTTCCATTATCGTTGACCATTTTCATATCAACAATCTCCACTAAATACTTCTTATAAACAGGATTCTTTAATAACTGTACATCATGATTTCCAATAATTAAATGTTTACGACCTTTTAATTGTTTTAAATAACTAATAGGGTCTTCACTTTTATATGAAAAGTCACCTAAAATATAAACATCATCATTGTCTCTTATTCGATTATTCCAATTATTAATAATCGTTTTGTCCATTTCTTCAGTAGATTCAAATGGTCTATTTGATAACTTGCGAATATTATCATGTCCAAAGTGTGTATCTGCTATATAATAATTAATTCTTATTCACCACTTTTCTTCAAAATTTCATTAAGCACTTTATTAGCAATTTTCATATCAACTTTTCCCTTTAGCTTAGGCATAATAGTTTTCATTATATTGCTCTTACCGTCTTGCTGAATATCTACCGTTGACAATAAATGATAAATCATTTTACAGATTTCATCCTCGTCAGAAATAATTACCGGAGCAAATTCGTCAATAATAGTAAGCTTGTTTTTATATTCCTGCATTAACTCGTCCCTATTTGTAGGACAGGTATCAATCATTTCTTGAACGATTTTCTTTTCCTTTAAAATAACTTCATTAACAAGGTCTTCGGTGATATTGTCTTTGCACATCTTATCAATTGCTACTTTCTTTATAGCTCCAACAAGAGAAGAGAGAGTATCTTTTCTTGTTTTATCTTTGTTTTTCATAGCCGAAATCATTTCGGTCTGTAATATTTTCAGTGTCATTTTATACCTCGCTTTCAAATAATTTTAATTAGTTAAAATATTTTTTTACCAATCATAGTAGCAATAATATTTCTAATTTCTTTTTCTGCGACAATTTTATTGCATTCTAAATTCTCAATCACATCAGTATATGCTTGATTTTGTTTTTCTAAATTATTAATCATTTGTTTATATTCATTGATTAATGCAGCATTATCCTTAATAATACCAGAATAAGTCTCAGTGTCTGTTTGAATAATCTCGTAGACAGAAGAGTAATTTTGTTTTGCTGCTTCTAGTTTTTCCAATAATTTAGATATGTATATTTGGTTAAATTCGTGACCCAATCCTAAATCAATTGAATATAATGTAACCACATTAGCTTTAGATATATCTACAATAATTATCCAAGTTCCATTTAAGAAAATGTCTACTGGCTGTTTATTAAATTCTGATACAGATTTTCCTGAATAGAGCAGTGTTCCATACTCAATCATTTTAAAAATATCTTCTTTAATTTTTTGTTCATTTTGAGCAACATACACAGCAATATCCGAGGCAGATGTCTTATCCATAATACGAGCAGCGTATCTTTCTTTGCTATGTTGTGAAAATTTAAGTGTGTCTAATGTATAGTTCATGAAAACTCCTTTTAAATAATTTTGATTAATGACATGTTTAATATAACACATTTTTTAAAAAAGTCAATAGCGAAAAAATAATTTTAATTAGTTGATGGAAGATTAATTTTCTTACCATACGAAATCTGGGTGTTCTTTCATAAATGGTTCAATAATTTCATCAATAGCTCTTTTAGCTATGTTCTCAGAATAAAATACAGTCATAAGTGGCTGTGAATAATGATAGCCTGACACCTCAAAAGTTTTGTATCTGTTATCATAATAAACATAATATTTTGTTTGTTCCATATCTTCCCAATCAATTTTATCTCCATCATTCTGCATACTTAATCTCCAGAGAAGACGAGAGAGCGTTTCATAATATGCACGTTGCTGCATGAGTTGTTCGTCCGTGCAATAATTAGCAGAAGAATAACATTCTTCAGAAAAAGCAACATCTCTACCATCTTGATGACGAACATTCCCCCAAGCAGTTACACAATAATATTCGCCCCTTTTTGTATATTCAAAACGATCTTTTCTAGGATTAAAACCTAATTTCTCAATTTGCTCATCGGTTAAATCTACACGTTTACCATTAATCATTAAATAATTTTCGTTCATTGTATTTCTCCTTTCAACTAATTCTTATAATTTGTTCATATAATCCTATATCTTTATCATTAATAGCTCTGTCTATATGCATATGGCCAAAGAAATGTTTTTTATATTCTGTTTTACAACGTATGTCTTCAAGGTAATGGGTAAGTATATCTTGTTTATATAACCCCCTACCAAGAAGTGCAGTAACGCTCGCAGAAGGAGAGTGAGAGAGTATATAGTCTACTTTATAGTTATGTGCTGCTAAATTGTTGAGTCCGGTTTGCATTTCTTCTGCACTAGGAAGCTCTTGTTCCCACCAGGACAATCCCTTGACACGATACATACATTTACCTTGTATGTTTAAGAATTTTGCTTTTATCGTCCACACCGGGTTCTCATAATCAAGAATACCATCTTGAATATCATGTGATGATGCGCCACCAAATGTAAAGAACTTTTTATTTTCAATAGTAAATACTTGTCCTCTCATAAGATGTAATACGTGTGGACGTATCTCATGAACAAGACCTCCATGCCATTCTTTTACTGGGTATTGATAAAGTCTATCAAAGTTCTCATGATTGCCATCAATGAATAGGGTAGTAAATGGTTTTTTCTCTAATACATCTAGCCATGTTTCTTCTTCAGCACTTTCTTCTTTACGATTCCAGATTAGTCCAAAATCGCCTAATATAATAACGAAATTTTCTTCTTGATTAGTCATTTCTTTTTGTTCATAAAATGATTCTGAGAAAAACCTGCGAGGATTTCCATGGATATCACCTGTTATATAAATCATTGTTCTTTCCTTTCTCTTGCTATATAAGTATCAAAAGCTTCGACAAATGCTTCTTTAGGTATAATACGTTTATGTGTTCCGGTGTACATTTTTTCCCCGTTCTGATCTAACCATTCCATATTCTCATAAATACCATCTTTCTCTACAGAGTAAGAAATTATTTGTTTTGTAGGTATTCTGACAAAAGAAGATGAGTCTACTCTAGAAATAACTCCATACGGATTGTCGCAGGGTATAACTATATCAACTATCTCAAACGAAGTAGTATCTTCGCCATTTGAGATTTTTTCTAAGAATTCATTCGTGTTGTCATTAATGTTGTTATCATAACAGTCTATAATCATAATTTCCTCCTTTAATCCCATAAATTATAAAAATACTTTGAAAATAACTTAAAAAATTCATCTTTATGTTTTTCTGTAATCATATCAATAGTTGGAACACAAGGTATCCAATTATCAGGCACATCCTT